TCATTTTATGGAGTGCATGAAGTGTGGATCTCAGGGGCCAAAGGCAGGGAATTCTGACCTTGCAAGGAGAGTGGGTAAGCTAAGGGGAGACCATTCACTCGATGAGCTTCTTTTAATTTTAGATAACGCCAAAGCGTCAGGGAATGACAGCGGTAGCTGACATTCCCTGCACGCACTTGTTAGGCTATTATTTTTAAAACCATGAATGAATTATCACATATTGAAGCAGCAAAGCTATTGATCGCACATTACGATAATGATCGGGATTTACCGTCCATGATTTTCTGGAACGATAACTATCAACAGCTTTCCGCACGCACGCTTTGCGCTGTGGACTTTGACGCTGCCGAAGACTCGGACCGCTACCCGTTTTGGACAACCGACGGGGAGTTTTTCAAGCACTGCGCCTATGTGCCTAACAGTTGAATAGGTGGAAAATGTCCATCTATGACGACCACCTAAAACCTAAAACCTAAAACCTAAAACCAAATGAAAGGACTAGATGAAAGCAGAACTTGAAAATTTGATCGACGTATGCCGACAGGTCACACGCTGGGCCGATGCGCCGACGCCGAAAGGGGATTTCCCGAAGCAGTTTGTAGATCGCTTGTTGGTGACGCTGCGGGATCTGCCGGAAATGACCGATTGTTTGAATATGGTATATAAAAATGAACCGAAAGGAGGCGACCAGTGAGGGTGTTAAAAATAGTATGTGTGCCGTTTATGGCCGTGTTTGAATTAGGCTTGCTGGCGGTATGTGCGGTGCTGTCGTGTCGGTCTCCTCGACTGGCGCGGCCGCTGGTGAATTGGGCGATGCGGTTGCCAAATTTGGATTGGTATTTGGCCGGTCGCGATCAGTAGAAAGGTAAAGGGCGTGTTTAGTGATAATGAGGTTGAGTTTCACATCCGGGTGCGGGTGTTTTGTGCGGAAGGGGTGCATGAGCCGCATTTGGTGGCGCGTTGGTATCGGCGGCAGTTGCCTATTTTGTGTATGGCGGGCGATGTGCGCAGTGTGGATGCAGTGGCTCGTAAACATCGGTTTATACAGGCGATGGAGCATGGTGCTGCGCAGGATGCGGTGAATGCGCTGGATTCGCGGGCACCGGGCTGGGATCTGTATTCGGTCCATTTTGATAATCGTTTGGAGGTTGTGAATACATGAGTGGTTCAAATAAAGTACGGATGGGCTGGGAGCGTTTAGGGGGGCGTTCAGAGGGTGTGAAGGATTTGCGCCAGGCGGCGGCGCGGCGCGTGACGTGTGATTTTACGCCGTTGGTGGAGGGATCGCGGGTGTGGCAGTATTTGGTGGATGAGTGTGGCTTTGATGGGCGGGTGCTGCACCGGGCGGGGATTGGTGAAGCGACTGTGCAGTTGCGGGGGCGTGCGGCGGCGGCGGAGTGTTGGGTGGTGCCGATTTATGCTCCGGGCACGAAGGATTTGGTGAGTGCGAAGTATTTTGCGCTGGATTTAGAGGCGGAGGTGCCTGGGGAAGCTTCACGGAATGCGATGCGGCGGGGGGATGCCTGCCATTTGGTGGGTCAGGGCTTGATTGATCCGCAAGTGCATAAGTCGGTGGTATTGTGTGGGTGTGAGTTGAGTTGGTTGGCGTGTTGGTCGGCGGGGGTGCCGGCGCTGGCGCTGCCGTGGCGTCCGCGCCCGGATGGTGGGGATGGCAAGGAGTGTGCAACGAATCGATGGCTGGATGCGGATTGGGATTTTTTAGAGTCACTTGAGGAGGTGGTGCTTTGTTTTGGGCATGTCGAGGGGGTGGCTGCGGCTGAGGAGACGATTTTTAGGCGCTTGCCGGAGGGGCTGCGGCGCAAGTTGGCGCGGGTGACGGATGTATGGCCGAAGGCGGTGGAGGGCACGGAGGTGTATGATTTATTTGCGATGGATAAGGGGCATATTTTGAGATTGTTGGCGGCTGCGAAAGAGCCGACGCCGTCGGAGTTGGCGCAGGTGCGGAATATGCGGGACAAAATTTGGGTGAAGTTGTTTGGCCGGGAGGGTGAAACGGAGGGCTTTGAGGTGCATGGTATGGGCGACCATTTGCGCTGGCGGCTGGGTGAGTGGACTTTGGTGACGGGCTATGAGGGACATGGGAAGACGACTTGGCTGGGGCATCAAATAGTGGATCTGGCGGCGCAGTATGGGGTGCGCTCTTGTGTGGCCTCACTGGAGGCAGACCCAGCAAAGAATTTTTCGGTGATGTTTCAGCAGGCTATGGGCTGTGTGCGCCCGGTTAAGCTGCCTTCGGGCGATCCGGATGAGGCTTGGTTTGATCGCTGTGTGGACTGGATGAATGAGCGGGTGTTTTGCTATAATAAGGTGGGCTTTGTGAAGCTTAGTGAGGTGCTCAAGCTGTTTGCATATACGGCGCAGCGCTTTGGTTGCCGGGTGTTTGTGCTGGATAGCTTAATGATGCTGCAGAGTGATTTGGGAATGGGTGAATCGGCCAATGAGCGGGAAAAGGAGATGGCGCAGCGGCTGAAGATTTTTTGCGAGACGTATGACGCGCACTTGTTTCTGGTGGCGCATCCGAAAAAGGTGCAAGAGGAGAAGACGCAGATTCGCAAGCCGGTGCGTCCGCAGGATGTGCGTGGCGCGGGTGAGATCGCTAACCTATGTTTTAATCTGGTGAGTGTGTACATGAATGACGTGAAGCTGTTTGGTATGCGGGATGCGCATGAGTCGCTGCGCTTGCTGGAGGGCAAGGGGGGCGAGTTTAATCAGGCGGATCTGGATAAAATGAATGCGCTGCGGGATGACTTGGAGGCTCTGGAGTGTGTGCATGATAGTACGCTGTACTGCATGAAGCAGCGTAATGCGGCGGGCGATTTTATTAAGCCGATGCGGCGCTTGTGGTTTCACCCTTCGGCAAAGCAGCTCTGGCACGATCCAGAGCATGAGGTGAAGGTGTATGTGCAATGAGGTATAATCAAAACAAATGAAAGGGAAAAAATGAGTACTGAATATGAAAAGGGTGGTGGGAATATGATAGAGGAGTTGCTGCTTTGGTTTATTTATGGCCGGGTGGGTAAATCGAGTAAGACGATGGCGGCGGTGGCGCTGGATCTGCCAGGCACTTATAAGCGCAGTTGGCCTGCGGATGTCGATGATCTGAATCGCTGCTTGTTATTGCTGGCGCGTGTGCCGGGGGTGCGGGGGGCGTTTCCAAAGTTGGCGCAGTTGTCGCCGGAGTGGGCGGCTTTAATTGAGCGCTGGGATGAGTTGGAAGAGCGGTTTTTGGCGGAAGTGGGTTTGGATTGGTGCCGGGGCACGAATGCGCCGGACACTTACCGGCTTATGCGTAAAATTTTGGAGGTAAATCCAGGGCAATCGGATACGAGCTGGTATCGCCCGGCGAGCAAGGACTTGGTGGCGCGGATAACGCCGAAGCCAAAGCCGAAGCCGAAGCCGGTGCCAGTGCCGGTGCCAGTGCCGGAGCCTGAGCCTGAGCCTGAGCCAACTAAGGGGAAAAAGTCGCTGCCTGGGCGGCGGCGGATTAAATGGACGCCTGAGCAGGTCGTGAAAATGATCAATGACGAGGGCTATCGCTTGAGCGATTGTGCGCGTAAAATTGGCGTTTCGACAACGTGTTTAATTTTAGGGCTCCAGCGGCATGGGTTAAAGTATTTGTCCAAGCCAGTTACAGTGATTAAGCTTAACGATGAACAAATGAAAAGGAAACAAAATTGAATGAGCAACCTGATTAAAAGGCGCAAAGCCCACGCAGCCAGTCATTGTCTGCATCGCTTTGTTCGCTGGCTTCGTGATGTAAGAGACATCAGAGCGTGCAAAGAAATGCTATGGAAAGAACTCGACCGAGATCGAGACGAAAAAGAAAGCCTGCGAGTCCTAACAACGGTGGCAGTGAATGCCCTATATTGGCGGCGTAAGGATTCATCAGAGAACAGTTAAACCAATGACACAGCCACAAATACAGATTGAACGTCCGGTCGAGCCGAAGCATCCGATTCGGCCAGAGCTTACACAGGAGCAGGCTTGTGCGATTGTGGCGCAGCACGGCTTGGAAGCGCTGGCGGAGTTCCAGCGGCGGCGCAATGCGGCGATTCGGGCCGAGAAGTCGGACCCGCTCAATTATGGCTTTCAGTTGCCGACCTGGTTGCTGGCGGATGTGTTGCTGGGCTTTATCGGCTATGATGTGTTTGTGAAGCGCATTGAGCGCATGATTCCGGTGTATGATTTTCGGCCACGGGTGCAGGTGTTGCTTCAGGAGTGGGTGCGGGATGCGGCATTGAAGGCGGCGATCGATGCGGGGCCGTACCAGTTGGGCTTGCTGCTGGGGGGGAATTCGGCGGGCAAGACGCAGTACATGATGTGGCGGGGCACGGCGGATGTGGTGCGTTTTGATGAGTCGCGGGTATGGATCTTTCACGAGTCGGATGCGATGTCGATCACCTATCACCAAGCGCTGGTGTGGGATTATTTGCCGGAAACCTGGCAAAATGCGGGTATGCGGGGGCGCCCAGCGTATGTCTCGCACAAGTCGGCGACGGGCTTTAGTAAGCCGCCTATCGGGCCGAATGGCTCGGAAATAGTTTTTAAAAATTATCAACAGGATGAGGATGCCGCGATTGAGGGGGGTGAAGTGGGCGATCCTTTGCAGCGGCGCTGTTGCGGCTTTCTGGCCGACGAGTTGCTGCCGGAGCCGTGGCTGCGCACACTGGAAAAGCGCCTGAATCGCCGCCAGGCGGTGGGGATTGTTGGGTTTACTCCGAAGCATGGCTACAATGATACTTGTGCGCGTTTCCTGACGGGTGCGCGGCGGTTATCGCCCGAGATGGGCATGGATTTAAATGAGCCTAAGCTGATCCCACTGGTGCGGGTCTCGGGCGATAACCGGGTGGTTATCAATTTCCATACGCATTATAATCCATATCCAAATCGGGAAAGCTACCCGAATTTGGTGGCAAATATGAATATGGATAGCGATACGGAACGGGCGATCCGTGTCTATGGCCATGCCGAAGAGGATATGGTCACGCTGTTTGGCCGGCTTAATGTGAGCCAGCATATGTTTAAATCGCGCATTTTTATGGCGGAATGAACCAACAACCAAAGAAAGGTAAAATAATATGAAACCAGTAACGACCAATAAAATTATGAATACACCAAAAACCGACGACGGGACTCTGTTGATGTCCCCCGACTTGTTATCGCTTTCGCGTGATGTGGAAGAAAAGGCAAAGAAACTACTGGGTCACGCGATGGAGTTTCGCGACGACTGGCGCAAGGGAGACTTCGATCTGCCAAACCTCGCGAAGTGCGACATGGAGAGTATGGAGGCTCAATTTGAGCCTCTATGGGATGCGCTCAAAGCGATTGCCACCCATCGACTCAAGACGCCTCAGAATCTTTGCGATAACGCCTAAGCTCTGGCACCGCGCGAGAGCGCGGGCCGCAACACAATAAAACTATGGAACTATCACCAACACTCGAAAACACGGCGCAGGGCGCGGTTAACCTTACAAACATTATGAAATATCACGCACCAACAAAACAATTTAAAATATCACAAGAATGCCTAGAGCTTACTAGCATGTACTTACTGAACGCAATTAGGCACATACGAGACGCTAACGGACTAGACGTTGCAGGATACAGCCATCAGGGTATGATGAAAAATCCACAGTTCGCTGAGACATATATACTCGATGCTGCGAAAAAACTAGGAATAGACTTAGGGGCTGAGAGATACGGCGAACTTGATGTATCTAAAGTTGGCTAACGCATAAGCTCATGGACGCCGACTTAAAGACTTACGAACTCGCGCAGGACGCTCCTCGGCGTTCCATGCAGCGCCTTGTTATGTTCGATCTTCCCGACGACAACAAAAAGCTGATTCTGCATGCTGCATATTACGCAGTAGCCGCACACGACTGGAGAGACCATGTTTTTAGCTCAAAAATGGACAGGGCGACCAAGCGCGAGTTAATTGGAAAATTTCCATCTGGTGACCCGCTCAACAATCTACTGAATCTCGCTGAACGGCTTATGCCTGAGTTTAACGCGGCAGCACCAATCAACAGCGAAATAGAGAAGATTAAAGCGTTTGTTTACGGAACATAACAGTTGAATAGGTGGAAAATGTCTATCTATGACGACCGCCTAAAACCTAAAACCTAAAACCTAAAACCATTTCCCTAAAATGAACCAAATCACCACTTATTCCTGCACGGGTGACGATACTCGACACCCTACCCTGGCGGCGGCACTGCTGCATAAACTGGCCATCGAAAACATTGAGGTGGTGGAGTACTGTGGCCCGGAGGGCTCGTACCCGGCCGCGCCGGTGGCCACGCACCTGGTCAGGGTGTTTCAGGTCGGGCAGGTGGACGAATTTAAATTGTCGGGCGAGCAGGGCCTGTATTCGCTTAATGGCAAGCTATTGTATGGCTCGCAGCGAACGGAGGGGCCGCGCTGATGCTGGGTGAGGTAAAGTTGACGCTGCCGCGTGAGGGCACTTGCTACCAGTGGGTGGATCCGACCGGGCGGGGGCGCAATTGGTTTGCGCTGTGGGGCCTGGTGGATTACTGGCAGCGCCTGTGGATTTACCGGGAGTGGCCTTGTGTGCATATTCCGGTGACGGGGCACGGCTTGCCAGGGGTGTGGGCCGAGGCGGGGCAGATCAAATCGGCGGCTACGGGTAATCGCCGCTTGCCGGGCGGGGTGGAGGGTCCGGCGCAGTCCGGCTTCCAGTTGGGCTTGCGGGGGTACAAGGCAGAGTTTGCACGGTTGGAGGGCTGGGATGATGCCCGTAGCGATCTGGATGTGGCCGATTGGGATCCGGTAAATGGGGCGCGTGAGCGGATCTTTATGCGCTACATCGACCACCGTTTTGCCAATACCAAAACGGAACTTAGCCACGGGGAGACGTCTTCGCAGATGGAAATGGTCAAGCTGGGCATGTACTATGAATTAATTACCGGCAAGGCGAGTTCGGACGGCCGCTCGCCGATTGATCACGGCATCGATCTAATCAATGATGCGCTGTATTTTGAGCCGGGCTGGCAGGAGGCGGATTCGATCGAAGAGCAGGTCAATCGAGGCCCGAAGCTGTTTATTTGTGAGGATTGTACGAATCTATGGTTTGCGCTCCAGCACTACACTAGCTTGGGCGGGCATAAGGAGGCGACGAAGGATCCGATCGATTGCCTGCGCTATGCGCTGCACAGCCAGCCTCGCTATATCGAAGATTTTGTCGGTCAAGGTGATTGGGCGGGTGTGGGGGGGCGCGCCAGCCAACTCTCTGCGATTGGCACAGATATGCGGCAGGCAGGCCGCAAGGCACGGGCTTTTGCGCGTAACGCGCTGAATAATCATGAATAATCACGAGTAAGGAGTAATTGTAATATGAATCCATCAAATGTATATGAAATGGGCCCGCCAGCACTACCGGAGACTTATTTGGTAGGGCGTGGGCGGCTGTGTGAATGGCTGCAGGAATGGGGCTTTACCGAGCAAAGCGTGCGCAAACTAATTGAGACGGGCGTAATCAAGGGGGAGTCGGTGGCCAATAGTCGAACGCTGAAATATTGCCCGCTTGAGGTCGTACAGGACCTAGGGTTAAATCGCTGGAAGGGTCCCGGGGAACGGGACACTAAGAGTACTCAATCCGCTAACGAGATGGATAGCCATGACTAAACAAGCCAATAGCGATGTGGTGGCTGCGTCTAATGATGAGCGCCTGTTCTGCCCGTGTTGCGCGACATTTCTTCCGAGAACGCTGACAAGACCATTTTACCGACATCGGCAAAATGGTAGCCGTTGCCAGCAGCGCCTTGTTAGCCTCCGTTTCCTTTTTTTAACGCATCGAAAACCATGAACACAAACAAACTGCTAAAAGCCTACACGAAGGCCAATAACTCCCACTGGCAAACGCTACGCCAGATGCACGGTATTAAGGCGCAGCTGGATGAAACCGTGAAAGAACGAAGCCGCGAACTAAGGAAGGACGTGGCGAAGATCGTGCGCGGAACCGAATGGGCTACTGACGAAGCGAAATACTGGCTGAGTATTGGCCACGGAACGCAGCCAGTAACGTCTTCCATCCACGGACACATCAAGATTTCACGAATAGCCAAGGGGCAAGGACGCTGCGAATTGAAGTTCAGCTTCTCGCCCGAAACTGCCGAATACGTCATGGGGGAAATCCGCCGAATTGTTTGTCATGGCTAACGACTGAGCTCATGGACGGCGAAAAATCAGTGATAGATGGCAAGAGAGGCGTTGATCGCCGTTCCATGCAGCGCCTTGTTCGCCTGTCTGAGCGGATCAACTGGGATTGTTTCTGCGACGAAATGGAACACGACCTGCCGGAACTTAAATCCTTCCTCGACACATGGGGGCGACATTGCGGAGCGCCCTACATGGTTTTCCGGGGACAACTTTGCAAGACGATCCTTGAAATTTGGAAGGCGAACACTGAGATCGCTCATGGCGAGCGAACAACCAAGGAATAAATATGACACAGAAAACTAAAGAAACTGGCGACGACCTCGCCATTGAAGCGCATCGGCTGGTTAGCTATATTGATAGCCGAATCGAAACGCTCGATGCTGAGTATGAAAGAAGTCGGGGAAATAGACAAATGGAATCTATTATTTCAGGTCAAATGTTAGAACTATCAGGTATAATGAAAGCCATTGAGTTGGGATTTTTCTCAGCTAACAGTTGAATAGCTGGAAAGACTGTCTGGTTGTGCCTTTTTTGTGTGGTTTCATGTGGTTTGGTGTGGTTTGGGTAGGCGCTTGCTTGCGGGTGTATAAATACTGTGTAAGTGGTGAATTATGGCAACAGATGCGGATGAAACCATTGATCAATTGCACCGGGGGCGCGTGAGCGCTGAGGTGTTGTTGAAGGGCTTAAAGGATGCGGTGAATGAGGCGTCTGATTGGGCGGCTAATTGTCAATTGGCGGAAGATACGGTGGCCTGTATCTGGGCCAACCAAAGCGACGATGGGCTTAAACATGCTTTTACGGGTGACGAGTTGCCGCCTGCGCCGTGGGATGGGGCGCATGATACCCGCATCCGCTTGACGGAAAGATTGGTGCGGGAACATTGCAGTGTGGCGCAACTGTCGGTCAAGCGGGGTAAGTGGAAGTTTTCGGGTGGGGATTTTACCGAGGCGAGGCGCAATACTCAGCTTTTAAAGTGGCAGGAGGCGCGGCAGATTCCGGCGGCGCGGCGTGAGCGCAATTTATTTTTACGCTGGGGCGCGGTGTATGGCTGCGTAGTGATGGGGCAAGGCTGGCAGCGGCGTGAGGAAATGGGCCTGCGGCGG